AATGAACACAATGACATATGGGAATATTACAAACAACACCAAGCGGCATTTTGGACGGCTGAAGAGGTGGATTTAACAAACGACATAAGAGATTGGGAAACATTAACAGACAACGAGAAATATTTTATTAAAAATGTATTATCGTTTTTCGCAGCCTCAGCTGGTTTTGTGAATGTAAACTTGGCAGAGAACTTCTATCGTGAAGTACAATATCCTGAAGCTAAGTTCTTCTATGGTTTCCAATTAGCGATGGAGAATATCCACTCATTAATGTATTCATTATTGATTGACACATATATCTCAAACGCAAAAGAGAAAGATGAATGTTTCAATGCAATTGATAGATTACCAGCGGTACAGAAGAAAGCTAAGTGGGCATTGGAATGGATTGAAAACGCTTCGTTTGCTGAAAGATTAGTAGCATTCGCGGCGGTTGAAGGTATATTTTTCTCAGGATCATTTTGTTCTATATTTTGGTTAAAATCAAGAGGGATCATGCAAGGTCTATGTAACGCTAACACCTTAATCTTTAAGGATGAAAACTTACATTGTGATTTTGCGATTCACCTTTTAAATAACCATTTGGAAAATAAACCTTCTGAGAAACGAATCAAAGAAATCCTACTTTCAGCCTTAGAGATTGAAAAAGAATTCATCACAGAATCACTACCGGTTTCACTTATTGGAATGAACTCAAATTTAATGAGACAATATTTGGAATTTGTTGTTGATGGTTTATTAATTAAGTTCGGATGTAGTAAAGAATTTAACGTTGAACAACCATTTAAGTTCATGGAACAAATTGCGGTTGAAACGAAAGGTAATTTCTTTGAATCAAGAACTATGGAGTACCAGAAGGCAAAAATAAATGAAACAATAACATTTACGGAGGATTTTTAAATTTTAGAATATGTCATTAAAAATAATTAAAAGAGGGGGAGATTCAGTTTCGTTTAACCCACAAAAAATCTACAACAGAGTTAAAAGAGCCTCAAAAGGTTTGAATGTAAATTCTGATGAGATTTTTATCAAAGTAATCACTTCGGTACCAACTGAGGGTGAAATTACAACAAAGGAACTAGATAAGTTAGTATATGAGATCGCAGCGTCTTACACTGGTAGTCATCACGATTACTCAAGATTAGCGTCGTCTGTGGCAATATCTTCTTACCATAAAGAAACAAATGATAGTTTTTCACAAACAATGATGGAACTTTATGGTGACGGTATCATTAATGAAAAACTTATTGAGACGATTAAAGAGTATGGTGAAGACACTATTGACTCGGCAATCAATCACGAAAATGATTATAATTTTGATTATTTTGCTTGGAGATCACTACAAGAAATGTATTTGTTGAAAAAACCAAATGGTAAAGTTATAGAAAGACCACAACATATGTATATGAGAGTTGCATTGTGGGTTACTGATAATATGACGGATGCATTTGAATACTACAAATCGTTATCAAATCAGTTGATTTCAAAGGCAACACCAATTATGATCAACGCGGGAACAAAAGTTCCTCAATTGGCTTCTTGTGTGTTACACTATAACAACTCAGATTCAAGAAAAGGATTGTTAGATACATTGAATGATATATCAACTTTCTCATCAGATGCGGCAGGTATTGGATTATCAATGTCTAACCTCAGAAGTAAAGAAAGTAGAATCTCAACATCAGGTGGATATGCTGGTGGTCTATTGAAGTATCTTAAAATTGTGAACGAATCATTAAGATTCTTTAATCAACAAGGTCGTAGACCAGGATCAGCGGCGATTTATGTTGAACCTTGGCATAAAGACATCTTTGATCTTTTAGATATTAAAAAGAACACAGGTGCGGAAGAACTAAGAGCACGTGATTTATTTACGGCACTTTGGATTCCTGACAACTTTATGAGAGCGGTGAAAGATAATGGTGATTGGTATTTATTCTGTCCTAACGACATTAAAAATGCGGGTATTAAACCATTACAAGAATCATTTGGTGATGAGTACGAAGAAAATTACAACAAAGCGGTTTCTTTAGGTCTTGGTAAAAAAGTTAAAGCACAAGACATTTGGACTAAAATTTATGAGTCACAAATTGAAACAGGTGTTCCTTATTTATGTTCTAAGGATAGTGCTAACAAAAAGACAAACCATCAAAATATCGGTGTGATCAAACAATCAAACCTTTGTAATGAGATTTACCAATATACTGATGAGGAAACTACTGCGATCTGTACATTATCATCTATGGTATTAAAGAACTTCATTCAAAATGGTAAATTTGATTTTGAATTGTTATTCACTGAAGTTAGAAAAGTTGTTAGATCTTTAAATAAAGTTGTAGATATTAACAATTACTCAACACAAAAAGGATTAAAAGGTGGTTTAGAACAAAGAGCAATTGCGATTGGAACTCAAGGATTGGCAGATGTATTCTATTTAATGGATTATATCTTCACATCTGAGGAAGCAAAGAAACTTAATAAAGACATTTTTGAAACTATCTATTATGCGGCGATTTACGAAAGTAATCAGTTGTGTATGAACGGTAAGTACGAACAATATAAGTTCTTCAAAGGATCTCCAATGTCTAAAGGTGAATTCCAATTTGATATGTGGGGAATAGATGAAACCCAACTTTCAGGAATGTGGGATTGGAGTAAATTGAAAAAAAGTGTTGCCGATTACGGTGTTTGTAACTCATTATTTACGGCACAAATGCCGGTTGCATCATCAGCTAAGATCACAGGTTCATTTGAAATGACAGAACCGGCTCACTCAGCGTTATTTAATCGTCGTGTTGTTGGGGGTGAAATCCTAATTGTTAACAAATATTTGATTAATGATTTTGAGAAGATTGGTGTTTGGTGTGAGGATTTGAAAAATGAAATCATCATCAATGAAGGATCAATTCAAAATATTAACTTTAATAATTATTTGGATCCTGAGGATAAAAATTACAACAAAAAGGTTAAAAGAATTGAACACTTAATACCTAAGTATAAAACTATTTGGGAAATTTCACAGAAACAATTGATTGATATGGCGGCTGATAGAGCACCATTTATTGACCAATCTCAATCTATGAACATTTACATGGCTAACCCTACGTTATCAAAGATTACATCATCACACTTCCACTCATGGGAAAAAGGATTGAAAACACTTTGTTATTATGTAAGAACAAAGGCGATCTCAACAGGAGCTAAACACTTGGCGGTTGACATGTCTAAGAGAGAAAAACCAAAGGCGACTCCAGAACCACCTAAAGTTGATTATTCACATTTGAATTTACCGGCAAGACCTGAAGATTCAGATTTTGAATGTTTTGGTTGTTCATCCTAATCGCGACACTAATCCCGACACATATGTCGGGATTTTTTATTTTATAACTATTTATTGAAAATATCCCGACACTATATTTATAGTATATGACAAATAATGGTATAACGTATGGTATTACATTTCCTTTTGTTGATTCTTTTGACGGAAGGTATTTAGATGTTACCAGTACAACTGAGGCGGAAATAAGAAGTAATCTTGTTCACTTGTTATTAACAAGAAAAGGATCAAGATATTATTTACCTGACTTTGGTAGTAGGTTATACGAGTTTATTTTTGAGCCATTAGATGGGCCAACATTCTCCGATATTGAATCTGAAATTAGAGATTCTATTGGTACTTACATGCCAAACCTACAGGTGACTAATATAACTATAGTACCGGGTTCTGCTGGTTTGGAGGACAAAGGTTATACAGTTAACGATTATGGTGAAAGAGAGTTTAGGGTGACAAACATAAGTCAATTGGAACACACCGCAAAAATAAGAATAGATTACAGAGTTACGAGTTCGGCTTTTGAATCAAATGATTTTGTAATTATCAATATTTAATATTATATGGCAGAGAAACAAATATCCTATACCGTAAGGGATTTTCAAGGTATAAGAACGGAGTTAATCAACTTCACAAAAACCTATTATCCTGATTTAGTCCAAAACTTTAATGATGCGGGTATATTCTCGGTTATGTTAGATATGAATGCTGCCGTTACCGATAACTTGAACTTCCAAATAGATAGAAGTATTCAAGAGACGGTTTTACAATATGCTCAACAAAAATCATCAGTTTATAATATTGCAAGAACATACGGATTAAAAATACCGGGACAAAGACCATCGGTTGCTTTGGTTGATTTCTCTATAATAGTACCTGCTTTTGGAGATAGAGAAGATTTAAGATATTGTGGTATATTAAGAAGAGGATCACAAGTTAATGGTGCGGGTCAACCATTTGAGACAGTTTATGATATTGATTTTGCATCACCAATAAATGCGGAAGGTGCACCAAACAGAGTTAAAATTCCAAATTTTGATTCAAGTGGTAAGTTGATTAACTATACGATAGTTAAACGTGAGGTTGTTATTAATGGTGTTACAAAAGTTTATAAAAGAGTAATCACACCTAATGACAATAGACCTTATTTGGAGTTATTCTTACCTGAAAAAAATGTTTTAGGTATTTCAAGTGTGTTATTAAAAAGTGGAACACAATACTCAACAATCCCTCAACCACAAGATTTTATTACTGTAGGACCTGAAAGATGGTTTGAGGTTGATGCTTTGGTTCAGGATAGAGTATTTGTTGAAGACCCAACTAAAGTATCGGATCAACCTGGTATTAAGGTTGGTGCTTACATTACAACTGATCAAAAATTTATTAGTGAATATACTCCTGAAGGTTTCTGTAAGATGACATTCGGTGGTGGTAATATTTCTGCTGA